TCTTCAGACTTTTCATGAAAATCGCAAAAAAACTGTCGTGTCATGAGAGGATAAAAGAGTTGCGGAAATGAGGATAATTTAAAATAATGTCATATGAGTATTGATTTTGTAGAGAGAGAGATTTTAACAAAGAAAGGAGGCTTATCATGAGAAGGAGATTCATGAAAAAAAGCTAGCCTCTAACTTATCATCTGGAAATAACAACAAAAGCTAACTCCATTGTTCGTATTGGTAACAAGGATTATAATACTGGTACAAGCGGATTAGCTCACTTCTATTTAGAAAAGGGAAGGTATGAGTACTATATAATAAATCCGAACTACATGTTAAGATCAGATATTGTACATATAGAAGGAATGAAAAATATAACAGTAACAGATCTTAATCCTATACCAAACTATTATGCTAATATTTCTATATATAATTCTGATGGTACACACGGATACAATCCAGGAAGCAATCCAATAGGAATTTTGGTTGATTGTTCTCAAAGCAGTTTTATCCTTTCACTAAAATGTTTTGGAAAAGGAAATGGAGATTGTAGCCCAAACTCTGTTAGCGGACTTCAAGATACAAGTTTAAAAAACGTATTAAGCGACTTTAACGGCAAAAGCAACTTCAATAGAATGGTTTCAAGATCTTCATGCTCTACTAATGATAGTTATGTAATAGGTAAAATAAATACATTTTCAGATGGAAATATAGGAGCAGGACAATGGTATTTGCCATCTGGAGGACAAATATGTATCGTAAAACAATATTATAACAAAATAATGTCAGCATGTAATAGATGTAGATTTTATCCTAATATATCACATATTATTTACACATCTACCAAATGCGCTGATGTACCTTATAGTCCACATGAGAATTCGAATGAAAGTGTATTTGCTCCTGATATATACAATGATAATCCTATCAATGAAAGAAATGTAAGAATATCATATTGGAGTAATATATACTATTGGGCAGTGGCAGATAAACCTTAGTAGGCTATACTAAACATATAGCCTACCTATTAATTTTAAAAACTTAGTAACAGCATCATATAATTTATCACATAAAGTTTTCCCTAAACCATAACCGATAGTAATAAAACCATAAGATATAGGGTTAGTATAAAATCCTTCTGATACTTGATTAAAGTATATGTAACCTGTCTTGAATGGTTGAGATTGAGTATCAAATTGATTTATTATTCTATTAGCATCTTGATAAACTTGTATATAATTATCAAGCTTATCAAACACAAAATAGCCTCTACCAATAGAATTATTCATAATTCCCTGACAAGAAGTATATGCAAAATTAAAATACACATTACTCGAATTTGGTATAGTTATACTGTATTTGCTATCAGATATATCTCCAGCATTTATGTGGGTAAATTTATCAGTTAAAGCATCTCGGACATATATTGATATATGATGACTTATTGCTGAAACTGTAGGATACATTATTTTAGGAGTATCATAATTAAAGATAATACCATAACCTAAATTTGATATCTCTGAAGGTTTTTCAAGTAGCAAGTTGTTTGTATAATATTTTTTTAAATTATATCCAGCTTTTTCAAGAGTATCACCCATTATAGGATAAACACCTTCTAATTTGCTCCATAATCCACTAGACTTTAAATCTTCTACCAAATTATTTATAGCATTTATCTGATTTACGTTAGTTAATCCTACAGCATTTATATATTCTAGGGCATCAGTATCAATACCCCCCCCCATGAATCTTCGTCTATTCATATTTTTGGACATTTAACAAAACCATTTCTATATAAAAATCTACCGGAATTAAATCTTTCTATATCTTTTAAATCCAGCTTACAACCATCTTTGCGCTTTGCTCTATAATATAACCCAGGTCTGTTTATCCTACATGTTATAATATAATCAATAGTATTATGCATAAAATGGAATACAGATCCAACAGGAAAATACTTGTCCAATTGAAATTCAACACTATCCTTCTTCCAATTAAATTTTATATCCCCTATAACAGAAGCTTGATAAAATTGCTGGTTATTTAAAGTATGTTCAGCAATAGGTATAGAATAATAAGCTTTCTTCATGTTTATTATATTTAATTTATTATAAGGGCAAATATAAGTATAATCTATAGATTATCAAAAGGTGATTATATACCATTTTATACTAGTATATTTTGACGCTTCACCGCTCCAGCTAATGCCGACAACTCCACGCCCCCTTCCCAGTTCACCACCGGTGTCTTGTTAATATTGTCTTGGGTTAAAAGATTCTGTTTTTCTAACCCAAATTTTTTAATATTATTAGCTGCAAGCAAATCTCGATCGTTGACGGAACCACATTCAGGACAAATCCAGATACGATCCGATAACTTTAGATCACGATGTATATACCCACATCCGCACATCTTAGAACTAGGCTCAAATCTTCCTATACGAATAAGATTAGTTCCGCGCCAATCTGATTTATATTGCAACATCCTAAAGAATTCGCTCCAAGAAGCAGAAGCAATCCCTTTGGCAAGGCAATGATTTTTTAACATGCCACTTACATTAAGATCTTCGATGATAATAGTTTGGTTCTCACTTACTATCTTCTTACTAACCTTATGTAAGAAATCTTGTCTACGGTTTCGAATCCGTTCATGACAAATGGCAAGATTATACTTTGCCTTCTTACACCGATTGCTCCCCTTCTTTTTGCGAGATACCCTTCTTTGCAAGCATCCTAATCTTTTCTGCGAAGATTCAAGATATTTCGGATTACCGAAAACTTGACCATTAGATAATACTGCGAAATCCTTTATTCCGACATCGACTCCTACTGTAGTATCGGAATCAATAACAAACTTGTCAGGTAAAGGGATTCCGTCATCTACTAAGATGCTTGCATAGAACTTACCAGTTGATGATTTGGATATTGTTACTGTTCCTATTTTTCCTTCAAACATTCTATTAGAAAAGAACTTTATCCATCCAATGATAGGAATCTTAATTCTGTTATTTTCAAAATCAAATCTAACAGAATTAATGTTTTTAAAAACATCCTTATCCCTATATTTAGATTTAAATCTTGGGAAACCAGTGTGTTCTCTAAAGAATTTAGTGAAAGCACTATCCATACAGCGAATAGATTGCTGCAAGCACTCATTCGATACTTCATTTAGCCAAAGATGATTCTCATCTTTTTTAAGTAATGTAAGTTGCTTGCATAAATCAACTGCTGTCAAAGATCGTTTTTCACTCTGATAAGTTTTAATTTTCAAATTAAGAGACCAATTATAGACATACCTACAACATCCAAATGTTTTTTCCATCTGGATAATCTGTTCCTGTGTAGGATCTAATCTATATTTGTAACCTTTAATCATTATCTTATCAGTTTATAATATAAATTTATGTTATTAAAATAAGATACATACTATTTTACTTTATGTTTTATAATATGGTTGATGTAAAATGGTACATAACTACCTCATACTATTTTTTACTTAAAAAGACACTTAAATTTTTCACAAGAACAACACATGTAATATCCATCATCATAGTCTTCGAATCCGATATGTATAAATGTATATAATATATATAAAACACCTTGATCGTTAACAACAGCATCAACTATTTTAGCCTTAACATCAGTAGTACTTGTATATATACCGCCTATTCTTAGATTTTCTATTTGTAAAGCTTTCTCTATATCTTTCTCGGCTTTCCACGTGAAATTTCCTAACAATCCTTTACATCTCTTTAAAAGAGTTCTATACGCTGATATATCAGATATCAAATAAACAATTAAAATAACCAATGTGGTTATAATACCCATATATACCCTTTCTGTAAATGTAAAATTAATCAATTGATCCATAAAATGACTTATATAAACAAAATATAATTATTATAAACCCTAAAATACCAAAACCTACTGCTCCATCTTTATGCATATTTACAAAAGCGGATATGGTAATCATATATACACCAATAAACAATCCTGCAATAATAAATATGTCTTTACTTGATCTCATTTTCTCTTATTTTTTAGTTTGTTATCCATTTCAACCATCCATTTATCATCTTCTTCTATCCATTTATCACACTCTTGTTTAAGAGCTTCTATGAATGCTCTGCATTGATGTCCTTCAAATTGAAGCATGAGTTGATAGGCAGCATCTTTTCTTATATTAGAAACATCTAAAAAATATTGTTCATTATCATCTAATACCATATCTTCTAGCTGATGACAAACGTCTCTTTTGAACATATGAATCAACATTATTTCATTAGGGTTTATTCTAATGAACTTCCTATCATAATCCTTATACTCTTTTTCTAAGTCTATGAATGTGCTTTTTACATCTTCTTTCATATTACTATCATTTATTTTATTATTATTTCTATTTGACAAACAATTACAGCATGTTATTGCTATCCCTAATAATACATAACTTGATAGCAATAATGGCATACTTGTCTTTTTTATACTGATGTATAAAATAATAAAAAAAGATACTGATGCTATGATTGCAACAATAAATACAATTGTATATTCCATGTTACATTCTATCTGTTTCTTCTATATTATTTACTCTAACATATGTAGGGGAACCCATTCTTCCAGGGACAACGAGCTGACTATCCTTCCGCGGAGCAGGTTGCTTACGTAGTTCAGCCCACTCGCCTTTCTCTCTGGCTTCCTTAGCCTCTTTCCAGTATTGGGCACATAAATCTTGATCTTGCCACCCGATGTAATCTTCTTTTCTTAACATTTCATTTATCTTTAAATTTTTTGACAACTTCTTCTTTACAACACAGTTGTTGTTTCATTTTCATACCTAAATCACTAATATTTATAATATTATTACACTTTTCGCATTGATACTCTAGTCTCTCCCAAGGATAAAACGATTTTACAATTTTAAGATCAGTTTTACAACAGGGGCAAATAATGGAACCAAAAACATGAAATCTTTTACCCATAATATTATCCATAAGTACATCTTCAAGATATTCCATATTCTCCATATTAATGTCAATTATCTTTAAATCATTATTTATACTCTACAACCACTTCTCTTTTAAAAACACCAGTTCTTGTTGTTTCTATAAAATTAATAGCTTCCTCTTCACTAGAAAATTTATAACTATTATATCCCCATACATCAGAAATACGACATAGACGCCACTTGCAAGGTATGAAACCTAATATCCTATTTGTTTCTACAACATAATATTCTCTACCATAAGAATCCGCTTCTCTTACAATACGTTTAGCCATAGATCTACCTTATCTATTTAATTCCACATCCTGAGTTAATACTCTTATCATCCTAGACATCTCCTCCACTAAATTCAAACGACCTTTATCATTTAAATCCATGTATATAAACCTAGCCCTATTAGCTAAAGCCCTAGACTGCAATTTAAACCCATAATTGTAAATCCTAGAGACACCTTTTATAGGGAAAACATATCTTTGAATAATATTATTCATACCTGAAAAATCACCTTCTAATTCAACTGTGTCTTCAGTAATACCTACCACTTTAAAAGGCTCTCTGTAATAATATAAATCTTTATGATATACATATTCGCCTATTTTTAAATTATTTATCATACAGCAATTATTTAATTTATTACATTAATAATATCTTTCATCAAGGAACACATCTCTTAGTGACTCATATTTCTAGATTTAGAAATCTCAATAATAAAAGAAAACAATCCTATTTCTATCCCAAATCCACTTCCAAATAATAACACACGAATCATAGGAAATACAGTAAATTTATATTGTGAAAAATTTACACTTAAAGAATATATGTTTTTATCTGTTATTAAACACTTATACATAGCATAAATAAAGTCCAAAAGGAAATGATGCATCTCACCTCATCAAATCCAATTGGACTATAAAAAATTTCTTACTGAATCGCCTTAAGTGAGATGCCACGACTCCATTGAATTAAGTTTTCTACTGATGGCAAAGATAGACTATTAAAGTATTTACAATATTTAAAATGACTTAAAATAAATGAATACAATATTCATCGATGTCATTTTAGCATCTTGTAATCTATATATATTATCTTTGAAAAAAAATATTATGAGAAGAAGATTTATGTCACATGGGGGGGGTAGAAACACAAAGAAGATTTTATGTTAAGTTACCCCATGCAGATTATAATTTTAGAATATTAAATCCAGAATACAGCAATATTGAAATAAACAAACATCCTATGGAGGGATATTACTTTGAAATAACCTCCAAAAAACTTCCTGATATAACATTTACTGCCGATACAGATAGACTTGTGGATAAATATGTTTATCCTACAGGAAGTATTTCTGGGTATGACAATAACATTCTTAAAAGTCCTGGAGAAACCTGCGATATACCAGTTGTGGGGCTGAAAATGATAACACAAACCACCAACTATCATAATTATATCAGTCAAACAATAATAAGAGAATCATGGATACGAAGGGCTGACGGTTCTTATTATGTTTCTTTTACAGACAAAGAAACAACAAAAGAAACAACGTCTTTTCCAAGAGGAGATGTTGAATTTAAAAGTAATACAATATCCGATAATTATGAAGCACAGCTAGTAAGTTATGATTTCAATATCTATACAGGAAATGGAAATTTTTATGTGACTTCAAACAATTATGATGTTAGAGACGAGGAATACCATGACTTCAATATAATAATAGATGGTATAGAATGTGTTGAGGTTTCATTCCAAAACAACTACACGGACAACGGTATTCTTAAATACTACATAAATTCTTATCTTTCTTAACAAAATACGAACATCAAAACCCGCCACAGGTATTCTATTGCCTGCTGACGGGTTTGCAACGTTGTATTTAATAGTACAAAATACTCCGACAAACCATTGCTGCCGGAGTATTGCTTGGAGGGGGATCTATATCTTCTCAGATCATATCTTTCCAATTTATTTTATCGCCTATGAAGTCCTGCACGGCAAGCCAACGGATAAATGCTACTCCATCGGGGGCGTCCGGATCATCTAAATACATTAACGTAGCCTTCACCAACTCGTTCTCGCATTTAAAGACTTTTGGAAACCCATCGCTGTAGTACATTGCAAATGTGTATAACACATCGCCCCAAGTGGCTTTATCTGGCTTCTTTGCTCCGCACTTCTCGAAAATATCTTTCACTTCTGCCATGTTCCATACTCTTTTAGAACCATCTACGTTAACCATTTTAGTTACAGCGTAATTTGCTAGTTCTTTAGAGAAATGGTAGCCATAAGTCTCTATATACTTTTCGTAAGCTGGATCATCTGCGTCTTCTCCTCAGCGACCGCGTCTGCGTCCTCTTCTCATTTCAGGACCGTCCCCATAATAGCGATCATCACCATAATAGTCACGAGGATAAGAAGCAAAACCAACCGGGCGATACATTCTGTCTTCGCGTTCATGTTCGCGTTCTCTTTCTTCCAAATATCGCTCTCTTTCTTCCAGTTCTTCTTCACGTTCTTCTAATTCACGCATTTTATGACCCATTCCATGATGATCGTAAACACCACCATCATATCCACCGTAAACTGTACCGCCATAACCCATGTAGGTTCCATCTGAACGGCGTCCGCGACCTCTGCCACGACCTCTGCGATCTTCTATTTCTTCACGATCGCCAAATACTCTATCGTTTAAATCTATTACTCTCATTGCTATCCTAATTTTTGGATTAATAATTTTTTAAGCTCATCAAAAGAGTCTCCAATTTTGTCTACTTTCTCTTCAAGACCTTTAATCTTTCGATCCTGTTCTCTTTTTTGCTTAAAAGAAGGGTTTATTTCCTCAAGAATAGTGTTGCACTTTTCAATTATATCTCGATGCTTATCGACATTGTTTACTATGTCCTCACTACTTCGTTTCATTGCGTTAAGCTGATTCATCAAAGGATCTACTTCGCATGATAAAGTAATATTATTAGCCATAGCTACATTTTGATTTTCAGGCACGACATAAGTAACTGATTTACCTTCTATTTCTATAGTTAAATCTAGAACCCTATCCTGAAGTTGTTGAAATTGACCAGGTTGAACTTGTTGAAACCTTGGTTCCGATACATTCACCACATTACCTAAAGCATATACTGGAGAATTATTTGTATCAAGAGTATGAACCTGATACCCTTTTTTTAAATCTTTGAACATAACTAAATTGTTTTACTCTTTTGATTATAACTTAATTAAGCATTAGGTGCCGGGGTTGCCGCAACAGCCTCTTCTCCTAATAATCTAAATACACCACATGATTTGTTATAATAAACCAAACGATCAGTCATGCCATTAGAACCAGCAGTCGTATTGTTCATATCCTGACCTGTCATTTGATTATTCTTCTTGTCTACAACAGGAACGCCTTGTGATGCAGTACCAGTAGTTGTATTTACCGGAACAGTGCTTGCAGTCCCTACTGGTAATGCTACCTGTACAGGATAATCTGCTTCGCTTTCTATAACCGGATGACGGACTTTCCAGAGAAATATCCCTTCTTCAGGAAGCAGTGCCCACTGATACGGATTTATACCGTATGTTATGGACTCTGCTCCAGCAACTGTAGAAGTCAACTTACCGGTAGTGGCTATTACATAAATACCTCCAATATCTAATCTGGGTATGCAGGCGCATCTCCGTCCTGCTCTTACTATAAAATCAGCCATAACTACCTCCTTTTCTTTTTTAAACTACAGCATTATTAGGACAACCACAACCACAGCCACAGCCACATGAAGATACCTGAACAGTTGGAGTGTAGCAACATCCCGGATTCTGAACAACATATGCTGGTATCGGGGCTTTAGGAGCCAATTGAGAAACGATATTAGCTGTTTGAGCCTGAGTGATAGCAGCAGTTTCCAAAGCGGATTTTTCAGCAGTCAAGGTATTGATACGAGCCTGCATTTCGCGCATTTCGAGTTGACAGAATTTATCGTTTATAATTTGAGTCTGAGCATCAATCTTAGCAGCCAACACATTAGTGTTAGAATTAGCAGATTGGATTACGTTGTTGAAACCGTTAGTCAAATTATTCTGCAATACATTTGTTTGCTGAGTCAAAGCAACCTGATTTTCATAACCTGTACGAGTTATAGAATTTTGCAGATTACAACTCATTGTATCCAAAGAATGCTGAACGTTATTGAAACCATTAGTCATAACATTCTGTAAATTACAGCAGCATGAGCTAATCTGATTTCCTATTTCGCAACCTTGCTGTTGGATAGCGTTTATAACAGCCTGAGAAGTCATTCCAACTTGTCCAGCCACTTTGTCGATGGCACCCTGTACATTACAGATAGCACCCTGTAATTGAGTTGTAGAACAATTAAGAGCAGAAGCAATCTGATCTATTGCACCACGATTTCCTTGTATTGCTTGCATAAGAAGTTCTCGTCCATAATCGTTGTTAAGTTGAGCAGGAAGACCATTTATGGCTGGATTACCATCACCATTGTTTCCAAATCCGTTTCCGAATCCACGTCCGCCCCACAGCCAAAACAATACTATGATCCACAACCACCAACCGTTGTTTCCACCGAAACCATCCTGATTGTTTTTACCGTTCATCAAAGCAGCTACCAAATTCGGGTCCATTTTATTACCACCCATAAGATTGGCAAACATTCCAGGAATCATTGATAACAAGCCATTAGCGGCACTACCGCCAGCACCATTGGCTCCGTCTAAAAGAACTATTTTATCACCACCCATGATTAAAAAGATTTTATTGTTAAACTTTAAAATACCTCCAAGGTGTAGGAGGACACTACAAATGTCAATAATATACGTTACATGGATGATCTGTTTATTTCCGATAAAGAAGAAGATTTTGCACTAAAAACAGAAGCAAAAAAAATGCCTGGCTAACATCACTGCTGGCTGAGCAAAAAATTATAAAAAAACAGAAAGGGTCCGCATCACTGCGAACCCAACCCTACTAATCTAACTTAATTCTAATACCATGAAAAACTTTTCCCACAGCAAAAATACAACATGTATACCGAATTAGCAAGAATCCGCTGATTCTTCTTCGGTATGATTAAGGATAAATGATATCGTTCGTGTACTCAATTTTGTTCTTATTCGTAATTGCTCGTAAACGTATGATTTGGATACAACAGTCTTAAGATCTCCCAAACTGTCTGCTATTTCTTTATACATAGCGTGAATAGCATTATCCCTCGCTATGGTGCTTGATCTCCTCCTACTAGCCATGATGTTCTACTTTATATGTTTAAAAATTACCCTACATATTAAACACATACAAATATAAATAAGTTTTATAGCCCACCAACGCAAAATATAACAAAATGTATCTTCTTATAACACAACATAATACAAAATAAGTGAGTCTATTCATCTTATTAACAATTATTGTGTTATACAATGAAAAAGGTGGGACTTTCACAAGCACCACCTTTTAATGTTATGAAAAAAACATTATTACCGTTAACATTCTAATCGCCTCAAAGACTGGCTCTCATTATCACTTAGTGTAAATAACATGTTGATATTGGGAGATTCGGCTGTACCTCTATTCTCCACAATTGACTTTTTTTGCCGTTGGGTTGATTCTGTTTTAACATCCGCTTCTGTTCCATATAAATTTTGATATACAGAACCATTAGTGCCTTCACTAACCTTACTATATATATTGTTACCTATTCTTATAAAATCATCATATACACCATTGGCTTCTATACTATTTTCATCTATTTCCATTACTGTCCCACTATATTCTTCTAACAAGCTAGGATTATCTTTGTAAATAGCATGTTTAACATCTTCTCCCATGTATATATTGTTTATATCACGAAGATAAAACAAATTTTTTAATGTAGGATCAGATGATGTCATAGAATAAAAAAACAACTCTTTTCTTATATCTCCATCAGAAAGTAAATCTATTTTTTTAAGAGTATAATCATCTACTAGATTTAAACCTATGGTATAATTTGATTTGAAATCAATGTATTTCAAAACATCGTTATATGCATCTGTGTTATTTAATTTATTGTTTAAATACTTTCTATATAAGTTAATAGGAACAACAGAGTTAATAACATCGCTTTCTCTTGACATATACCTATTAAACGATCTTTGCCAATCTACAGAAGGAGTATTTGTTTTTAAGGGTTGACCGAATATAAGTCTATTTAATACCATTTCCTCTGAATTATTACTATCTGTATTAGATAATACAAAGCGTTTCAAAGAATCAAGCAAAATATTATTATCTGTTACTTTCTTTACTTTATCGTAATCCAATTTACCTTCTTTAAAGAAAGAAGAAGGATAAGCCTCTGAAGAAATGAATTCAGGAATAACCTTTATTGTTTCTATTATTTCAGAATACAATTCTTCTTTATTCCCTGTTTTGTTTATTCTTTGATATAGATTTTCTCCTACTTTAAGTAATGAATGGTTATTATACATATCTACAGGAGATGCATTTCCTTCCATGTAAACAACGTTCCTGCCCCGTAGGTGATAAGGAAGCGTCAACACCTTATATCGCTCTGACTCCTTGCCGAACAGGTTGTTTATGGAATTAGATAAAGACCTCATGCCTGAGTAATCATATTTATGCATGCCAGCTATATATATATCTAAATCCATAAGAACATTATCAAACTCAGATTGAGGCTTTACGTTATATATATCAGATAATCCTATTATGTCTATACCAAAATTGATAGCATTAGATTCTATATCCTTAAGCATTTTAATAACCTTATTACTATCTCCCCACTCTTTATCTGATAATCTTAAAACATCAGATATGCTTTTACGCATAGACTTTACCTTACTCGCGTTAGGAAAAGAATAGGTTGTTAATTTTGATAATGATTCGTTTTCTATGGATACAGTCCCATTGCTTATATTTACAACCGGTATTCTATCCATATTAGAATATTCTTCAAATACTCTACTCTTAAAACTACCATCATTATTAAATCTATCTACCAACTCAGGTTTATCAAGGGTATTAAACAAAGAAGAAAAAGTAGATATATTCTTAATACCTCCAACCTTCTGTTTAATATCATTATCTATCTCATATGGATTATATATATCTTGTTTACCAAATTGATTAAATGAATTTGATTTAAATATAATAGGTCCATCGTATCCTATAGATGACATATAATAATCATTTTCTTGTCCTATGTTATCGTTATTTGAATAGTCTAATAACAATTTCATGGAAGATACTACGCTGTTCTTGATAGACAAATCAGATAAGATCCTATTTATCTCGACCTCATTATATAACCCGGATTTACGAAGATTACGGTCGTTGATAACAATATTGCCATCTATAATAAAATTGTCTCTTATTTTATTAGCCAATGATCTAGCATCAGATACACCAGTAGATAACATAAAGTTATTTACATCAACCACATCCTTAGATGAAAAAGGCTCTAATTTATAAGTATTCTTTTTCATGAAAGCAATTACATCTTCCAACATAGGTTCCCCATTTGCATCAAGATTGTATTGACTTTCTATACTTGGGTTATTCCAAGTTCCATAATAAGACAAAAAGCCTGGTGTGTATGCCGTAGCCCATACCTCTGACGCTTTCTGGCTATCACCGGTTAACGCTAATGCTTTACCATACAATATCGACTGTTCTCCATTTGGAGCAACAATTTTATCTATATCTCCTTCTTTGTTTTTATATACTTGACAAGCTATACCCATAACAATATTGTTTCGTTATTACAAATATAATCATTCGATGATTATACACAACTCTATCCAATTAAACCATCTTCAAAAAAACATATAGGAGCACTATTATAATTAACATTTAATAAACCTCTATCTATTAAAAAAGTGTATACATACGGCGTAGCATAAGTCGCCTTGGAATGAATAATAAAAAAGCTCCTATCTATTAATAATATTTTATATAGATATATAGCATCACCGTATACAAATGATCCAGGATTTGAGTATTTAAAACTCAATACACTATGCTCGCTCACCAATTCAGTCCTCATAAGAGGAGCATTATCGCCATAATCCTTTTGATAATAATCAACAAGCTCATATCCTTTAAATAAACTGGTTATATCTCCAGTGGACCCGCTAGGCTCAGATGGAGTTACTATTCTACACAAATTTACATTAGTGAAAGAATTAAAAATCACAAAAGAAGTAAATGTGTTATTTAAATCGCTCATTATATTTGCCATATATCTTCTTCTCATAATATCAACATGGTTTATTTATTTCTTTATTGGATTGAGATAAGTCTGTTTCATTTATTAATGAATTTCTTCTCTGTATCTCTTCATTACTTAAAGAACCTATCATATTAGATATATTCCTTCCTTTTTGATTAAGACTCAACAGGAAAGAACTTGAATTAACCTTAACACCCTCATTTGGAGATAATCTAAAAGCTTCTCCAGTATGAATGTTATACATATCATACAATCCTGTATTTGTATAGAATTTATATATCCATGAACCACCTGCTCGCTTATATCCCAATTTATTTAAATCAGCAAAAGATATTCCTTTTTTTATACCATTTCTTTTTAAGATATTAGCAGGTATTTCAGTTGTTGTTCCTAGTATATCAGTATAAGCCTCTTGTCCAGCAAATAAGAACTGAGTAGCTGTTACTCTCGGAACATTCTCTATTGAAAGTTCGTCTGTTATACCAACTGGTTCTTCTTTTATTATTCCTTCATATCCAGATAATCCTCCATCTGTTGTATCTGTGACAACCTCTCTGGATTGTCCTTTGCCTGCTGGCGTGCTTTCTGTAGTGCTATTCTCGACAGACTGTTCTTTATTACTTTCTTCAGTAACTTCTGCTGATTCTCTTTCATTTTTTATTTTCTCCCATTTTTCTATAAATTGTTCACTAAATACATTTTGCTCTTCTTCTGGTAATGATTCAGAGTATTCTTCTATAACTTGATCAATCGCAGATACTATCTCTTCGTCAGTCAAACTATTTGATTCATTAAGATATTCTTTAACCTCTTCAAATGAATTAAATTTAGGTATATTCAATATAGCTTCCGCGCTATCATCAACAACTTCCTCAATATCTTTACTTAATTCTAATGAAGATGTTATTTCATTATTAATAGCAGCTTCCATTTTATTTACATCCTCTTCAGATGTATATTCTTTCAATACATCCATACCATTAACCCTGCGGCTATAATTCAAAGCATTACTTGGCTTATACTTTATGGCATTCAAGAATGTTTTAAGCTCCATCATAATTTGATCATCTGTTCTTGTAGAAAGATAATCTTTTACCACATCTTCTTTGGATGATTTAAGCCAACCAATATACTTCCCTATAGGCATACCCTTAGAAGAAGATATTTTTGATATTTCATCTGTAGTAGGAGATAATCCTAGAAAACGTCTGATATCATCTACCGATCTTTTATCCTTAGTTCTTACTCTAAGAAATTTTAAATCTCCAGAAGCTATTTGCCTTCCTATGAAATCAAAGAAACCTTTATACTCCTTAGGTAATTCTTTTATTCTGAAATCAAACTTTTTGGATGTAGTACGTTTATCGTTATTTCCAGAAGAATTGACTCGTTGCTCCACCTGAGACACCTCGGTCTCTCCCGAAGCTTGCTCCACTCCTGCACCTCCTGTTTCTTCTCTGGGTTCTACATTTGTATTAGAGAACGGAAGATCTTCCGAAACTTGTTCCGCGCCTACACCTCCTATACTCTCCATCTCTTCTTCTACAATAACACTGGATTCACTAACACCAGGTAATGCCAATCTTATTTTAGGAGCAATGAATATATCGTTTTCTAAATTGATATTTATATTAACGTCATTCATTGCTACATCAGCCACACTTCTACTATTATCAGATATCCAGCTATCAACATTGGGTTTACCAGACTCCCTTTCTATAACATCTTTGGCTTTATTCAAAGCATCCTGGATTTCTTGCATTGATCCAGTAAGAGGTATTTGATATTCAGAAGGAGATAAACCAAGACTCGTTAAATAAGAATTTACCTCCTGTACCTCACTTAATGAGTATGGTATCAATTCTTGATTGTCAGGACCTAATAGTTCATTTATTATATTAATATAATAATTATCCTCTTCTACCTCAGCAGATTTCAAACTTACTGGATAAACATAATTTATACCATTAAGTCCTTGTATAACTACCACAGGTACTTTTACGTTCTTATATTTTTTACCAGCTTCTCTAATTATATTAGTTCCAAAAGGGAATACACTATACTTTCCTTTTTCTTTTAAATTAACCTTGCCGTTAAAAATAAATCCTACATTAACTACCTTCTTAGCTCCTTCTTTAGTGATACTATTGTTATCTATATTTACACTACCATCTTCATTTAAATTCAATGTATAATTAGGTTTTCCTGGAAGTGTTTGGGCTACCTTTACAGTACCTAAAGAAATATTAGATGAATTCTCATTTTTTATAAAAGAATTGAACGCCTTGTTCCTTATGCCAGAAAGACCTGGCGTTCCATCTCCAAAATCGGCTTTAACAACAGATACTAATTTGCCATCTTTTAGAATCTTTATAACCATATTATTAACGAAATCTAGTTTCGCTTTATCTATGGCATTTTTATCCCCATCATTAGATGCTTGCAAATAACTGTTGTATAAACTCTGGTTATACGTATCTTCTGTGTCTATAACCAACTCAACGTCATCTCCTATTTTTACTTTAGACAAAGCATCTTCGTCTATTCTATCTGTCTCATCAACACCAAATCCTATATCTGACTTAAAAGGAATCAAGTTGCCATCTCCATTCTTTTTAAGAACAGCAAAATATCCGTTGGCTCCAGATACATCTTTTACAATAAAATCAGAATACTGATTTATAATATCAACAGATTCTTCGCTCATAACAAATCTATTATGGGCTGGTCTCTCAACTATAACAGCCGTATGATCTACACCGTTATCACTAAATACTATTTCGTATTTAGAAAGACCATTAGACATAATAGTCTTTTCTATTTTACTGGCAAGACCTTCTACCTCCTCGGCAAATCTTTCTGGTTTTAAACCAGATATTTCATACAATTGACCACCTACTTTATCAGACACCAAACGAGCCATAAGAACAGACGGGTTCTGGGCGCTGTCGATATTAGCCGACCCTCCAGCATCATCGTTCACTTCGTTAGCTAAAGACGCTAATTGATCTTCAGTGGAACCGAAATCAGATAACGTAGTAACACCAAGTACACCTCTTTCTATAACTCTATTTTGCTCTATAAAAGGAATCAAATCAGAGATGTTACCAACTTCTCCTAAATCAGTTATAGTATACATGGATTGAAGTAATTCAGTCTCATCTATATCTTGACCATCATCTCTTTTATTACTTAGCTCATTATATTTGTTGATAGCCTCTTCAAATTCTTTTTGCTGATCGCGATTAAGTTTATCCTTAGCTAAATCTATTATAGCCTGGTTCTTTCCGTGAACTGATGTAGGATTGAGAAGAGATTGCACTTTACTCCTTAGTTTTACTAAAGCAGCAGTAGGGCTGTCCCCCATATAAGATACTATATCATCAAAATAATCTTTTCTATCATTATATATTTCTCTTTCCCTAGGAGTTAGAAGGTGTTCGTTTTCAGTATATAATTTATCAATTATACTATCTCTAACACCATCATCCAAATCTACAGCCATTGATCTATCATAAGCATCATCGCTTACATTCTCCTGTATAATCCTTTCTGAATTGTTTGCGTTTTCCTCATCTTCTCTTCTTACTTGATCCATAGAATGCATCAAAGCTTTAATAGAATAAGCTTCATCTTCTGATATATTTTTTTCTGCTAAAGCCTGATCTACAGCTTTATCACTTTGATATAATCCATAGGAACCAGACTCTATTATATCAGGAGTTTCTGTCTCTTTATAATCTTTGGAAAATACATCAGACAACAACTTCATAAACCCTCTTTCTTCCTGGCGCATAAAACGTTTATCCATCATTTTGGAAAGAGTGTTATTTAAGTTTCTGTAATCAATAAGTCTATCCTTATATTCTTCTATTAAATTCCTTAAAGCTATGTTCTTGGCATTTTTATTATCCTTTGTGAGGAAGTTATCAAAAGCCTTAAGCTGCTCAGTGGCCGCCACTATGCTTTCCGCGCTCGTAGGAGATAATCCTATAGATGTTGCTTCTACACCAACAGTAGCATCTAAAAAATCCTGTATATTAAACTCTTGACTAGTCATAGTAGACAATTGTTCAAGAGCGTTATCATATTCTTCTCTTAGCTTCTCTAATTCGGCTGTTCTATTTTTTATATCTTCTGCCGCGGTATCAATACCTTCTTCATTTACTCTAGTAGGACGAGTAGCTACATCTTCTAATTCCTTTTCAATATTATCTATAGTCCCTTTTAAAGTATAAAGTTCATTGGCTTTAACACGAGCATCTTTACTAAGCCTAGAATAAGTATCTAAAGCATAAGATATATCTGAATCCTTAGATGCTATAGAACCTATCTTCTTGGACAAATAAGATAAATAATTACTTGCCTGTAATCCCATAAAAGCATTACGAGCAATATAATCTTTGAACTGAGGTTTATTTTCTTCTCCTACTAAATTTTCTGCAAACTTTACACTTTTCTTAAAATTAGATAAACTTATATCATAATCTTCAATAAGATCATCTACATAAGATTGAGCCTCATCAATAGATATATTATGTTCTTGTGCTATCTCTTCTAATGGCACAGATTTCATCATAGTTCTGAAATTCTCAGAAGAATCATCTAATATACCCATATCATGTTCTACACTCATTTTAGCAAATGTAGATTCATCAAACTGTTTTGATGTCATACTTTGAGCTTCCTGACTTATCTGAGGACCTAAACTAATAGACTGCTTAAGAAGATTAACAGCCGCTCCATTTAAATTAGAAACCTTACTATTATAATCTTTTACCTGATTGTCTAGTTCTATGCGCCTATTTCTGTATTCCATAGTACCGAAAAGACCCTCTCTTGCACCAAAGATACCTCCAATAATAGCGCCTATACCTATTTCATTCCATCCCTCTTTAGTAGTGTATTGCTTCTTAAATCCATCCCATATAGCATCAAATACCCCAACGTTCTGACGCGCTACATTTTTATTGTATCTAGATTCCACATATTCTTCTGCTGCGTTCTGTACAACACCCTGAGATCCTTCTTCCCATATACCTTCAGAGAATGGACGTTTGGTTATATTAAAAACAGTACCAGCTACTTTTTGAGCAAAACTGGCATCAGTGACTTTTAAAGCCATTTCTCCGGGAGCCTTAACTTCTGTTCCTAATCCAAATAGTTTTTTATTAAGCCATTTTTCTCCCTTTCCAATAGTTTTTCCTCCAACCCCAAAGTATTTTCCAAAAAGCAACCAGTTAGACAAACCTACTATACCCATGTTGGCTGCAAATACACCTCCAGCAACAACATTATTAGTTTCTCTGAAAGCACTTAATTCCTCAAAATTAGGATCACGTCCATACATACGATTGTAATAATCCTTGAACTGTTGCTCAGATTCTTTTGCATAAGAACGTGATTCAAACCCAGCTTCAAATGCGGCACTCGTTGATAAGAAGCTTATATTTTGAGCAATACCTCCTATTCTACTTCCTGCAGAGACACCTGATCTCAGGTAATTGTTAAACACACCTTTTAGTCCTCCTATGCTTCTTCTGGCTGCATCCCTAGCTGCTAGCTTTGCTCCAGCCCTAAGTCCTATCTTAGCTCCAGTAGAAGCTATAGATGTGGCTCCAAGACCACCCGTTGCTGCCGCTGTTACCATCGCCCCTAGGGTAAAAGACATGCCACTACCTACAACATCATTCCAAATGAAATTGCCTGTATCCTTTACAATCTTTTGACCAAGATTATAATCCTCTACTTCCTTGCGATAATAATGAGGGAACAACCTATCTATAGATTTATCCAGATCATCAGCAAATGAATCAAACTTAGTATTCAAAGCAGCTTTAAGACTCCCTTCTCTTGCTATAGCCATAAGTTTATCTGGAACCATAACCACACCAGAAACGCCATATAAAGCTGTCTTTAAACCTAGCTTTCCTATACCATTCCATACCTTATTCCAGGTTCCTTGCCTTCTGGCATAATAATCCTCGTTGTTTATACCAGGATGATATTTAGGATATTTAGATACCCATTCCCCCGATTCGGTCATCTCATGGCTTTCTGTTAAAGCAACCCTTTGACCATATGGATTCAATTCAGACTGTGGTCTTTTATCCAATAATTCATTGAATGGGTTAAAATTAGCCGCTTCAGCAGAATAAGAACCACGAGAAAGATGCCTAATATTATTAACTATATTAGGCATTTCTGTTTTAGATGCTTTCTCTCTTGACTCATAATCAGGAAGAGGAATGTCTCTCGTTGTAGACATTCCTGGCATATATGTTGTTGAAACTGGCGTAGTACTAATAGGGTTAATAGAAGAATCTAAACTATATTCCTTAGCCAATTTTCTTTCGTCTTCTAATGACAAATTATTGTTGTTGCTGTTGACTGCCATAAGTTTTCCTATAATAATCCAATAATTTACTTAACAAATCATCCTCTATACTTATATTATTGCTTCCATTGATATCGTAATAAGGTTGAACAGCCGCAACTCTATCAATTAAAGCTTTCCTTACCATATTGGTATAAAACACCTGAGGAACTACTTTAAATATCTTATCTTCAAAATCTGCAAAATTAACATTAGTTTCAAGATCCATAGATGCTATTTCTATAGGATTAGAAGAATTTACCGTATTCTTATCATATAACTTAACATAAATACCTTTTTGAAATTCATTCTGATAACCTTCTAATTGTATAGCAACATTATCAGCCATATCTATCAATCTAGATCCTATCTCGCTCATCATCATCTTATCTTCTGGCTTAAGGAAATAAGCCCTATCTTGCACATCGTTGGATATAGATCTTTTTGCATCATATTTAGAAGCTCCGAATTCAATACCATAACCCGATCTAAGCCTTTTATCATAATCTCTACCAGCAGAAGTAGAGGTATCTACGAACGAACAATCTGAGATATCCGATTTGTATTCTCCTGTAGGATAATTCCTTGGTTGAATACTAGGATCAAATCCATTTAACTTTAATTCTTCATCTGATATCTCTACTCTGGATTTATTTCCTAATCCAGTTAATTCTATATATCTAGTTACTCCCCCATCTTCATTTGAATCAGATACAATAGCTATTTTTTTTACTTTACTAAAATCAGTAACTCCTGTTTTCTCTGAATATATTAAAGTAAGTCTATCATACTTCTGTTTTACATCAGAATTCGCTGGAGCATCTCCTGAATAAATATACGACAAGTATGAATCATTGTAACCATTACTAGCCATCAAACTAGACATGTTTTTAGGATCAGATGTATAAATTATCTCCTCCGACAAAGCTTTTGCTACATCTGCCGTTAAATCTTTTCTCTGTGAAGCATATCTTATTATTTTTATAGCCTTAGGATCAGTAACGCTATATGGTTTGAATTCCATTTTTCCATTGTCTGATACTGTTACATAATCTCCTATATTAAAGTCTTCACCCGTAATATCCTTTATAGCATTCAAAGAAGATATTACGGATGTTCCCTGACCATCCTTGTTAGAAAATATATTATATACATCAGACGCAACTCCTCCTATAGATGATATCTCAGACACTCCAGTGAAAAAAGGACCCATCCCCCATAAACCTGAAGCCACCTTCCCCCATATAGAAGGATCTTTTTTGTCCTTTAGACTGGAGCCATACATCATTTCTACAGCTATATTATAAGCAGCTATATCCTTATCAGTCATTTTTTTGGGATCTATACCAAAATCAGTATGTTTCCCACTATCGTTATAAGAGGATGTTACTTGTCTCGTTTTACTTATAGCACTATCGCTAGCCAAAGTATTCTTTTTTACGTTTGATATATTCTTTATAGCAGAGTTTCCTCTATTTATTTTACTTTCAGCATCCTGTATGGCAGCATAAGCCTCTCTTATAGACTGAGAGTTAGGTTTATTAAGATAATCATTTCTATATCCCTTATTATTCTTTATATAAGTATACAAAGACTCTTGAGCATCCATCCCATTATACAACTCTGGATTCTTCTTCTGGTCTTCTGCTATGGCTGCCATTATATTCTTTTTATCATCCGCAGAAAAAGAATTCCAAAATCTACCCAATCCTTCTGATTTAGCTAATTGCCCTGCGTTTATTTCCTCATAAGGCATGTTAGCTATCTTTACATCACCTGTTGGCGCTCCAGTGTTAACAACAGCAGGTGCCCATCCCCCGTCATTTCCGTCTCCCCCAGAACCGCCTGTCTTTGATCCTGAAGAATTGATAGGAGTATTTTTCAATCTCTTTGTTTCTATTTTTGTTTTTTCTGTTTCTGCCTTTATACTTTCTATATCAGCCAATGTCTTAGCTTGGTCAGTAACAAATTTTCTTTGATCTCTATCTTCTTTCAATCTAGCAAAATACACATCATCTTTACTTCTAGTTGCAGAAGTATTATCATAAAACCACGCATCGGCTAATCCATCAAACGTGTTTTGTTGAACAATAAACCTAGCAGCATTTCTGGCATCTCCGCTTTTTAAAACTTCTTGTATCTGAGCACCAACAGAAGCCTTTTCGTTCTTAATAGCCTCTATGTTATTAAGAATCTTATTCTTGGTGTATTTATCATCACCAACAGATGCTAGCTGGGCATTAAGAGCATTTATTTGATTATCATACTTTTTAGTGTAATTACCAAGGAATGAATTAACAGCATTAGCATCAGAAAACATAGGATTAGAGGCAGCCATATAATCTGCTTCTATTCTCATTTGCTCTTGCATAGCTGGACTAAGCATAGAGGCAGCTATATTTCTTACCTGGTATGGACCGAATTCATCTATGTTATATTCTAGCATACCTCCGGTGGGATTACCCTTAGAGTCTGTTTCAGGGAACTGTATTTTCTTTCCTTTATTCTCTTTACGAAATTTAGCTATACTATCCCCTAATGCTTTTTTATAATCCACATAAGGAGTATAAGAAAGAGGAGTAAGTCTAGAACCGGGATCACCGTCCTGAATCCAATTATAATACTTTTTCATAGCATCCCATTCGTTAATAGGAGAATACAATTCTGGATGATTTTGTTTTAAATCACTTATCTCCTTTTGCATTCTTCTACCTTCTTTTGTTCCTGCTATGGCATTAATGACAGTATTATCTAACACAGAACTGATTTCTCCTTGGATGTGTCTAACAACTCCATCAGAAGAAAGATCGGCTCCTTTAAATGTATCATTTATTCTACCTAAAACATTATACATCTTATCTTCCATATAAGCTCTGGCTTCAGGCTTATCTATTTCTTGACCCATCAGATAATCTATCTGTTGACTCATTTTAGCCCTATTAGCATCAACCTTACCTTGTTTATACAAAGTTACTTCTTTGATAAGATCTATATTATATGGACTTATATATGGTGTATATTGCCTTAATATGCTGTATTGAGATGTAGCCATAGTTTATCTGCTTCCTTTTTTTCGTTTATTTCTTTCTTCCTCTTCCTCATTCATCGCCCTAAGTCTAGGTGTAGAATAGTCTCCTACGTTAAATATATCTTCATTGCCTTGAACATAAACAATCTGACCATTAGGTAGCATTCTCATATTCGGAGCAATAGAAGCAATAGTATTTAATGATGTTTGTACATTCCATTTTTGTTGAACCTCATTATTTATACTATCATAATACCTAGCTCTATTCTCATCAGCTATAGCCATAGCCTTAAGAGCACCAGCTTCATATCTTTGTCTTTCTGCTATGTTCTTATCGTCTGTCTGAACATAAGCCATTTCGTTAAATCTATCCGCTTCATTTATCTGCTGTGCGTTATATAAACTAACTTCATTTATATATTTAGCTATATTATCCCCAGCCACAGCATTTAAATTAGATAATATGGCTGCTCTTTGAGAATCAGGAACATCTCCTAATGCTTGCATTTGTGCATTAGTAACTCTATTCAATTCATTTATATATTGATCTGCTGACCTTAACACAGGATCAACTCTTGGAGCCTGGTGTCTCTCCAATCCCTCTAGTGTAAGACCAGAATCCATAGGTCTAAGAACTTCCGGGAATATAGCTCCTAGATTAAAACCATTTCTGCTTATATCAGAAACTGTAGGTTTTTTCTCTTGTGGGTTACGCTGTACTCTTGTAGGAGCAGAATATTCTATTGGATTTAACTCCGGATCAGAAGTATCCCCTAAGTCTTCTAACATAGGAGCCTGTCCTAACTCCTTTCTGGGTTTCTGATTATACTCACCAAGAACGAAATCCATGTTGTCAAACAAACCTGAATCCTGCATTTTCTGGAATTTATCGTAATCTGATCCTAATATCTTTTTGGCCTGTTCTCCTTTATCTCCGAATAAATCAACATAATTTTGTATACCTTGTTCATTTAACAATCTGCGTTGTTCAGGTGTAACTGTAGATAAAGAATAAAAAGATCTACTAGCTGTAGTATTTCCAAATTTATTATCTATAGCAAATGAATTGTAAGCAGAATTATCTCCCTGGTCATAAGCGTTATTTGCTTGTCCCCAAAAACCATATTGATCACGATATGCTTTCGCGGCATCAGCGTTACTTATTATACCGGCATTAGCTAAAGACCAGATATCATTCAATTGCTTATTATAACCTATTTGAAAACCTTCTACATCAAATTCATTATTGCTTTCCAATGGTCTTGCCCATCTATTTACATCAATAAGATTTTGTCTAGCGGTGGCTGTAGCATTACCAAAACCCATATTGTTTCTATGTTGTAGACCTTGGTTTGCGTTAATATTGGTGTCTGTATTTAAGACAGACTGAACGTCTCTAGGGTCCACAATGGCAAAATCCAATGACCTCCCAAACGTCTGCCGCATCAGTTCCGCTCTCCTGCGAGCCAGATCCTCATCCTCTTTAGTAGGACCACCTACAGCCATTATTCTACGTTGTTCAAGATATTCATCATAAAGTAAATCCTTAGCCTCTTTTTCGCTTAAACCAACAGACTCGGCCATCTTCCTTACTTGACGAATATCTATAGGACCTCCTTCCCGGAAGAACTCATCCATTTTTTCATTACGCTTATTATCTTCCTGCTCTTTGTATACAACATCAGCAAAGCCTCTGAATTGTTGTTCCATTATATCTATTTCAGACTGATTTTCAGAAACGTATTTAGAAAGAATAGACTTATTTAAGTTAGATGTATTTTTATCTTTTACATCTTGATTCTTTTTAAGTTTATTGAATATCTTTTCCTGGTCTTCGTATTTTTGCTTTAATCCTATTTTACTCTTGAACTTATCAAGCAAAGAAGCATATGTATCTTTAGGTGTAGCCTTTATACCATAATTCTCTCGAATATGAGCCGCGAAATCCTCTGTTATAGTCCTATAATCGGATACTATTTCACCACTTGGGATATTAACGGGTGTACCTCCTTTTTCATGACGCTCTCCTTTTGCTTCCATAGGACCCTCTATACCATCCACTAAAGCATATTCTCCTTTCTCTATTTCCACATTGGCATTGTCCTCCATTGATTTAGGAAGAGGATATATATATTCTCCTGTAAGACTGCTAGTATCAAATGATTGACCATTACCTAAATTTATTCCACCTTCTCTAGCGTATCTTATAAAAGAATTTCTTCTTTCATTAGCCAATTTCTGACGATATGATTGTTCATCTTTTCTACGAGCATTATCTGCTGATTGCATTCCCTTTAGCTCTCTAACAAATCCCATTCCAGCAGAAACAGCAGAAGCTAATCCTCCGGCTACATTGAATCCCTGGGCTACATCTAGTCCCAAGGTGCTTTCTCCAGCCTCCTTAGCTTCTATCCTCTGTTGATTAATATCCCCTGCTCTTTGTATAGAACCTATGGTGTTACGAACTCTACTAGGTATATCTGGCATCCCACCCATCCAATATGGAGATGACATCGGGTCCAAAGGGTTACCATCCTGATGTCTTTTAGTCTCTTCTTTTTGTGTGGTAGAATAAGATATTGGATTTAAATCATATTCAAAATTAGGGGATAAACTAGGAGCACTTAATCTTTGTGACGGCTGATTAATATAAGGAGATATAATGGTTTCTCCATTTTCATCTACTCCATTTTCTCCAAAGTATATATTATTACCCACCAAATCCTGACCATACAAAAATCCTTCAGGTTGAGAATTTGTCATAGCAGTCTCATTAACTTGCTGAATATCTCCTCCAGGCAAAAACTTTGGACGTTTTCTTATTAATCTTAATTTCATGATGCATATCTTTTTCACAAAGATATTGAAAAAAATCAAATAGCTATAAAAAGGTGATAGCTTAGTAATTATATACAAATTTACACTTGTATAATTAGTTAATAAATTTCTTAACTGGATTATACCCTAACCCTGTATAGGGTGGCATTACTGCGTCCCCTTTTACTTTTCTCATGATGTTATAACTACCGTTGATGTCAGCATTAAGGAAAATTCCTTCTTTGGTTTTAAACAATCCCCGTTTCACCCTTTTACCAACGTAATTATCATGATGGCATATTTCTTCCAAATCGTAAGAACTGCATTTTGACGTGTGAGACTCATTTACGACAATGAATCTTAGTCCTTGTCTTTCCGATTTGTATTTTAACATTGATATAAAGTTGTCAAATGGAATATAAACAAAATTCTGATTATTTCTTTTACCAATATTGACCTCTTGTTTCCATCCATCATTATGACCTACTATCAATGTAGTTATATTGTCTTCAATACAAATATCTATTATTTCCTTACTTGCCTTATGAAGATAATCTTTTACCTTATTATTCCTCTTTCTTGTTAAAGACATTAACCTTCTCGAATTTTTCTTTCCATTTACTTTCTCTAATTTACTTTGTAAACATGATCGTTTTTTATTATAATATTGATTAATTGATTTCAATCTCTTACCATCTATCAATACCGACTTGTTACTAATATTAGTAACAATAGAGGCAAGGTTATTAATACCCAAATCTATAGACATTAATCTATTATTATCAATCTTTTGTTCTTTACAAGAAGATTCATAAATTAGTTCAATAACATAACATCCTTGCCTAGGTATTATCCTAACCTGTTTAACACTACCTTCCTTACATCTTGTTTTCAAAGGAGATAAACCCTCTTTCTTTGGAAAATAAATATATTCACCTTTGTGTCGTATCTGAGCATAAGAGTAAGTAAAAACATTCCTACCTTTTACTTTATCTTTATACTTTGGAAATTTAGGGCACCCAGTAAATTTCTTATTATCCCTTTTCCAAGCCTTGATAGAAGAGAAGTAAGATTTTAAATTATTGTCTAATCTCATCAATACCTGTTGTGAAGATGATCCACTCATAGCTCTAAAATCAGGATTATCTTCAGAAACCATTTTCTTATTAAGATCAGTACATCTAATCCACTTTCCGGTGCTTAAGAACTCTTGTTTTATAATATAAAGTCCAGCATTGTACAGATTCTTTGACAAAAAACAGATATGATCTAACATCTTATATCTCTTATCGTTCAAAGTAATTATATGTTGTTCTACTAAATACATATAACAAATATAAATAGAATATTTGAAATAATATATTTACTTGCCGTTTTGTTTATATAGAATAGTATACAATTACTTTCTATTTTCAAATTATCTTTATAACATTGTTTACCATAGGAGTCATCTTTTCATATACACTATATCGTTCTCTATTCCTTTGCATCAATTTATAGTAATCAGATAAAGTCCAATTCATGGATTTAACTTCTGCCCTAGCGTTTTTTAATTTAATAAGATCCTGTTGCATGTAAAGTTTAAACATATCACTGGCGCCAGCAACTTCCCCATTATACATCCATTCTTCAAATAATCTCATTTTTACATAATTCTCTATGTAATCTGCCAATAATCCTAATGGAGTATCAGGAATAAATATCTCTCCTTTACCATCAAAAGGAAGAGCTTTGTATTTTATATAAACAGGTCCATCAAAATTAGCAAACAAGCTTCCATTTATTATATTTATTTCAAATGGACTATCTTGACTAAACATGTTCCTTTGCTTAGTAAGACACATGTCTTTCATCATAGGTTTAGCTAATTTCAATGGAACAGGCTTTCTATAATGACATCTTACTTCATAAGTATCTTTTGGTGTATTAATATAGAATTTCTCCACAATAGTTTTTTCGCATTCTTCTTTACAGCACTCTTCACAAGAACACCATCTGTAACTTCTTTCAGTACGCTCTTTCCAAGCAAATGTGTTTTGCAATTCTGGAATAACTTCTTTTCCGCCTGGGACCTCGTATCCAGCGAAGTCACACCTGTAGGCCAGAATAAGATCGTAGTAGTCGCCTGGCATGACCGCCTGTTTTCGCTTTACATCAAGCACCATGTCCTTAGGGATGGTTATATCACCCCCAAACTTCTTTAATGCTATCTCTATCCATCTATATATAGAAGCATCATCTATAATATCCCTCTTGTCATAATGACGAAGAGAAGCTTTTAATTCAACTAAAAATTCTTCGATCTGCACAATAATTCTCCTTTCTTGAATATTTTAAATATCCTAAAATCTTTTTCTATGTGCCTTTTAGCTAAAACCTCTCTATAAAGAAATTTATATTTTCTATCTCTGCTTTTTCTTTTAACAGAATTCTCTATCTCTAAATGATAGTATCTTCTAAAAAAAGGAAAATCTAAAGCAGTGTGCCTATACTTATATCCCCCTGTATGAATATTACGCACTTCTCCAATTAGATGATTTATACTAAAATTCTTTTTAGGATTTATTATATGACAAAGATAACCAAAATTGTCTAAGTATACCCCTCCTTCATTTTCTATATAATGCTCTGCTACTGTTTTCCATATGATAGACTGTAGTTTAAGAAGCTTATTTCTATCAGATATCATACGACCTTTTTTTATTCTTCTACTCGCCATAGTTCTTTTATAGAAAGAATAAAAATAATTTGTTGCTATACTAGTTTTTTTCATATTTACTCATCAATCACTAACCTTATATAATTATTTCCAGTACAAGAACTAGACGTTCTTAATTCTTCTGTAACCTGTAATCCAAATTCTCTATATAATACATTATATTGATTATAATACGATGTAGTTATAACTATATTGATAATAAAATAATGTTTTTTATAGCTAAATTTATAAATATAAAAACCATTAGCTTTAGGCTTTACATCCGTAGCTAAAACAACAGATTGACCATGAACAGTTGCAACCAAATTGAAATCAACATCTCTACTTGAATATATCAATTCAAAATTGTCTGCCGTAATTGGATCGTTAGCTAAAATAGTAGCTCCTTCTGTACCATCAGGTTTAGATACCAACATAAATGTGTCCCCATTGGTTGATGTATCCAAACGCAACATAAATGATTTAAGAATACAATTGTTTATCATTCCATATTGCTGCATATACCTTCTTCTCATTTCTTTATTAATTGTTTAATACAAATATAAAAATAAACTCTTACATATTTCACAACACATAAGAGTTTTAATAAAATAACGATGTATGCAAAAACACAAAAACCTATTGCACTGTTTGACTCTTCTGATTAGAATCCATATTAGGATTTTCATCTGTTGGAATCTGTATTTTCATGCTAGCCTCTCTAATGGTCTCAGATACTATATTCTCTATTAATTTAACAGGATATATAAAATCGTATTCCCATTCTGATTTACAATCATCATCAGGCTTACACATAGACAACCTTAATGCTTCTCTTCTCTTCATAGTAAAGAAAGCCACATTAACTATCTCTATACGCTCATCGGGTATATACAAATACCCATCATGAACATAATAAAACTTTCTAGCTTTGTCGGCGTATCTTCTTTTTTGCTGATTTCTATAAGCTCTAATATTTGAATAACGATAAAATCTAGTGTTATCAACATTAGATACAGATACCACCAAGGGACCAAAAGTAGAATATATCATACCCGGCAACCTTTCTTCTGATCTCATTAAAACACCGCATAATTCAAATACAGCATCACAGCAATCAATTTTATCTACCTCTATCATCTTAACACAAGATACATGCGTCACAAGATTGGCGTCTTCCAATAAATGACCATCATCCCATTTCTGGGCAACATAAGACTCTGCTTTTGTTCTACCTATATTAAGAATCCATCTTCTACTTATATGAGAATCTTTATTAAGCGAATTAAGGTCATTTATAACCCTAGAAACAAACTCTCCATTAGTTATCATTTTCTACCTCCTTTCGCTGATAATACTCTACGACGTATCTCTTTTTCACTTAATGAGGCTATATGCTCTAAATCATCATCTAATGCCGTTCTACTATATAAGGGTTTAGGATATCCTCTTATTTTTTCAGGATCTCTGATCAAACCAGCCCTCCTGTAATCATAAAACTTACTATTGCCCAATCTACTATAATTAACAGCTTCTTCGCCAGTGAAGAACTTAGCTGGTGATGATAATTTCATCCAAGTTTCTAAATCATCTGCGGTCAAATGATCGCAATCCCCATCTAAAAACATTTGTCTGATTTTTTCGCACACCTTAGCCGCTCCTTCACGAAGCTCTTTTGTTAGGATTTTTTCGCTCATTTTCCGTACAACCAATTTTAAATCTTAATATTAATGACAAGATGATGAGAATTAAGGTTATAGCCAATATAATTCCAACCACCATATCATACTTTATAGGTATATCAAAATTGACATATAACCATTCAATAGAAATATTGAACAGCATACTGTATATTAACAACCTATGCCATATATAAAATTCAAACATTCTTGAAAACCTGAGAAGTAATAAGTCAAACAGAATTGAATGACCTAAAATGGGATACAACCAATTAGTTAAGTTGAATGGATAATAGCACTCGAAAATATTGACGAGTATTATTACCTGCATAATAACAGGAAAGTTTTTAACAAAACTAAAACAACGTTTGTAATTCTTGCTGTTGATTCTTTTTTTCATGGGTTTATTGCTATTAAGTTATACATTATGTGGGGACAACCTTAATCATCCCCCACACTTAAAATCACTTTTTGGGACTGGTTTTCTTCTTGCGGACCTTAAAACCTACTCCACCTCCTTGGCGTTTTGTTTTACGCACTTTAAAACCAATTCCTCCTCCCTGACGAGACTCTTTCTTTTTACAAGCCATGATTTATACTTTTTAAATTAGAACAAAATTGTACTTGCAATATTAGTAATTTTTATCCAATCAACAATAAATACTCAAAAGTAATTTATATTAAAAATTAATATTGTATTATAAAATGCATATTTTGGTACCGCTTGTACAGCCACTAACACTGAGCGTAAATGTAAATCAGGTTGCTTATGTGATACCTGTGTAGAAGCTGGTT